CTGAACGTAAATTAAAAGAAGATTTAAAGAAATCATTTACTGATAATCAAGCACAGGAGCGTGAGTTACGTAATCAAATGGAAAGTCTACGTGAAACAACTTCAGCCGAATTAACACGAGTTGAAACACAAATGCGTGATCAAAAACAGCAAATGACACAAGAATTAAGTAATGTTTTTATAGAACAGTTTGAAAGCGAAGTTAAAGTAGCTTATCAAGCAGGCTCTAAGCTTATGGGTAGAAACAGACATAAAGCAGGTATCGTAGGTACAGCAACAAACTTTCCAAAATATGGTAAAATAACTACTTCTCCAAGAGGAGCATCGTCAAGTTTAATAATACCAAATACTGTAGAAATTGATAGAGTAACTTGTATAATTAAAGATTTTGTATCAAATAATTATATTGATGATTTCGATCAAATGAAAACAAATGTGCAAGAAAGACAGTATCTTACTAGTGCAATTGGTATGGCAATAGGTCGTAGACATGATCAGTTTATTATTGATGAACTTGCTGCAACATCAGTAGCTCCAGGTTTTACTAATATTATTCAAGCTAATGGAACTAATTTAACAGTTGATAAATTAACTAGAGCTAGTCAAAAATTAAATGAAAATGGCGTACCTGGTGGCAAACTTACTCTTGCAATAAGTCCTGCAGCGTTAAGAAGTTTATTAAATCAAGAAAAAATAGGTAGTTTAGATTATAATATGCTAAAACCTTTATATGAAGGTAAAATAGCTCATTATATGGGAATGGATCTTATTCTTATTGAAAATCGTGAAAATGAAGGTGGTTTGCCAATAACTGGTAACATCAGATCTCTTTTTGTTTATGATTATCAAGCTATAGGTACAGCTGATAATGGTCCTACTAAAATAGACACAGATTATGAACTTGCTAGAACCTCTACTCTTGTTGCAGGAAGAATCATGATGGGTGCCAAAACAATCGATCAAGATGGTATAGTCGAAATTAAAATTGACGAAACTGCTTAATAAATTTAATAACAATTTAATATATAATAATTATGGCTTACATAGATAAACATTTTAATGCAATAGGCGGACAAGGTCGTGCAGGAGTAAATGGTGTTTTATTTTTTTACAGAACAGAAGATGATGAAGCAACATTAGTTGCTGCTGATTATTTCAATCCACTTAAATCTACTTTAAAAAAAGGTGATATTATTGAAGTATTAGCTGGAGTTGATGATGTAAATAGTCCATCTTCTTCCATTGGAATTTTAATTTTAATGGTTACTGGTATTACTGCAGGTGTAGTTACTGTTATAAAACAGTCTATCCTATAAAATAGTTTCCTCTGTTGGAAAATTGAAAGGGTGCAGGATTATAGCTTTGCACCCTTTCTTAAAAATTAATAAATATTATGCCCTCAAAGTTTGATATATGCTCAAGAGCATTAATAGAAATTGGAGAAGAAACCATTGATAGTTTTAATACTATTGGTCCAGCTCAAATATGCGGCACAATATATCCTGATTATATTAGATATTTATTATCAATATATCCTTGGAATTTTACACTTAAAAAAACACAACTAGCAAGATTAACAACTAATCCTATTAATGAATGGCAATATGCTTATCAGTTACCATCTGATTTATTAATACTTAATGCTGTTTACAATTCAGATAATACTTATATTAATCCAATTAATAAATTTGAAAAGTTTGAAGATAAAATTTTTACAAATGAAGAAACAATTTATATTGATTATCAATATCAAATTAATGAAGAAAATTTTCCTGCTTATTTTATAGAATTTGCTATAATGGCTTTAGCTTCAAAATTAGCAATGCCAATTACACAAGATAAACAATTAGAACAATTAAAAGCCACTATTGCATTTGGAGGATTGTCAGATAATAAAAATGGTGGTGAATTTGGTACTGCTAAAAAATTAGACTCTATGCAAAATCCTTCATCTCGCATAAGAGCTGACAGTTTATTAATTGCAAGATTTAGTTAATGCCTATAAAACAAACACAATTCAGATTTACAGCAGGAGAATTAGATCCAAAACTAATAGGAAGAACTGATGTGGATAAATATTATTCAGCAGTAGAAGAAGCAACTAATGTAGATACTAATATTCAAGGAGGGTTTTCAAGATCTAACGGTTTAAGATTTCTTAAAAAAGCACCAAGAAAATTAAATAGAGAATTACCTCCAGTGATAATAGCATCACAAGGAGGAAATATTGCTAATATTAATGATAATGATATTAATACAACTTTAGTTACTACTTTTGCAATAGGAACAATAGATCCATATGTTATAGTATTTTATGATTTAGGAATAAATAAACAAATTAAATTCGTAGATATTGCAAATTGTAGTTTAACTTCACAAACAAATAATGCAGACTTCTTTATTCAAGGCAGTATAGATAATACAGTATGGGAAAACATTGGAGATGCTATTGATATGTCGCCTGAATCAGTTATAAGAAGAAGAGAAGCAAATAAAGAATACAGATATTTAAGATTTGTAAAAATAAATAATACTAATTTATTAACTGATGTTGTAACTATTGGTGAATTTAATGTATTTACAGAAGAATCTGAATTGTCTAATATTAAATTTATTCCTTTCGAATTTGATATAGATGAAACTTATATGTTAGTTTTATCTGATAAAAATATTCAAGTATATTATAATAATATATTTCAAGTTAATGTTAGGTCCACAAAAATAATTAATGATATTATTCCTTTTATTGATTATACACAATCAGCAGATAATATATTTTTATCGCAACAAAATATGTATCCGCAAAAAATCGTTAGGCAAAATGCAGATGATAAATGGTTAGTAAGTGATATTATTTTTGATTATATTCCTAAATATGATTTTAATAGCTTAACAACAAACCCTAGTGGAACTATTACTCCAAGTGAAACTAGTGGTATTATAGAATTAGAAACTTCTGATAATACTTTTTCAATTGCTTCTGTTGGTCAATATATTGAAGGCAAAGGAGGAAGAGCAAGAATATTAGAATATATTACTCAAAAAAAAGTACAAGCTGTAACTGAAATTCCTTTTTATTCTACCGATCAAATTGAATTTGGTGATTGGTCATATATTACTGGCTATGAAGATGTATGGAGTGAAACAAAAGGTTATCCTAGAAAGATTACTTTTCACGAAGGAAGGCTTTGGTTTGGTGGCAGTCTCAGTAGACCACAAACAATTTGGGGTAGTAAAATTAATTTATTTTTTGATTTTAATTTAGGAAGTTTATTTGATAGTGACGCATTAGATTTGACTTTAGATTCAGGAACTTTAAATACTATTGTTAATCTTAAATCTTCTAATGGTAATTTATTAATATTTACTACTGGTAGTGAATTTATTGCAACTGGTAATACTTCGTCCGATATTAGAATTGTCCCAGTGTCTGAATTTGGAAGTGAAAATGGATTTCAATTAGGAATTATTGATACTCACAATATATTTATTCAAAGAGGCGGAAGATCTATTATTAAATATACTTATGATACTTTACAACAAGTAACAGGATTTGAAAATATATCTTCATTATCAGGTCATCTAATTAAAGATCCTTTAGATTTTGCAATTAGAAAAAGTACATCTTTAGATAGTGCTGATTCAATTTTATTTATAGATGGAGAGAATAGATTAATTAGGGGAAATGTATCTTTTACACAAGAAGTTGTGGGTTTTACAAAAAGAAATACTATATCTGGCAAGTTTAAGAATGTTGGGGTTGATATTGCAACAATATATTGTTGTGTAGAAAGAGAAATAAACGGAAATATAGATAATTATATAGAGTACATTACAAATGATGGATTATTAGATAGTTCAAAAAGATATGATTTAACTACTCCTACAAATATATTTACTGGATTAGATCATTTAGAAAATCAAACTGTTAAAATTATTGCTGATGGTGCTGTGTTATCTGATGAAATTGTTGTAAATGGATCAGTAACTATTGATAATGATGCACAAGAATATTGCGAGATTGGACTTGATTTAAAACCAGTTGTCGTAACATTGCCTATAGAAGATATAAGCGGATCTTTAGGAAGTGTTATGGGCAAGAAAAAAAGAATAAACGGAGTTGTTTTAAGGTTAAATGAAACTAGGGATTTTACAATTAATAATCAAAAAGTTTCGTTTAGAACTACTGGTTCACCACCACCAGTTTTAACGCCCAAATTTACTGGGGATAAAAGAATACAAGGTTTACTAGGTTGGAGTCTAAGACAACAAATTACAATTTCTCAAGATCAACCAGTAGAACTTGAAGTATTAACAGTAACAATGAATTGGAATATATAATATGACAGCAGCATTAGCAGGTTATCAAGCATTAGGATCAGGAGTAACAGGATTGTTATCTGCCTATTCCGCATATAGAGCAGGTAATTTACAATCAAAGCAATTTAAAATGCAATCAAGATTTCTTGATTTGCAAAGAAGTCAAGAAGCTTTAAAAGCAAGAGAGAATGCAGTTTTTTTAAGAGAAAATTTTTCTAAAAATATATCTAGTGCTAAAGCTTCTTTTGTGGGAAGGGGCATTGCATTAGGTAGTGGAACAGCTGCTCAATTTGGTATTAATGCTAGAAGAACATTAGCAGAAGATTTACAAGCTAATGAGTTAAATAGTGATGCAGCACAAAATGCTTTGACTTTACAAAAATCACAAGTTAATCTAGAAGCAGGAACAGCAAAAAATTTAGGTTTATTAAGAGCTTCTCAATCTTTTAGTAGATCTGGTCAAAGTTTGCTTACAGGTCTTAATTTAATTTCTGGTGCAAAATGACAAAAGCATTACAAAGACAATTAAAAATAACAGGTGCTAACGCTCCACAATTTAGACCCTCAGGATCTAGTGCGAATCTATTTAATCAATTAAGTGCAGGCTTAGAACAAACCTCAAGAGAGATGCAAGCTAAGTCTGATAGTATTTATATTAATACTTTTTCAACAGAGGCAAGAGAAGCATCTAGAGAAATATACAATAATAATATAAATGATCCAGATGAATTATTAAAACAGTTAAATACTTATAAGTCTGAATCTTTAAAAGCTGCTCCTTTTAATTTAAGATCAAAATTAGAAAATCAATTTAGTTCAATTGCTAATACATATATTAATCAAGCATCAACATTAAAAAATCAGCAATTAACATCTCAAGCTAAATTAGCAATAGATAATGAAAAAAATTCTATTATAAAAAATAATGATTTTGTAATAGAACAATTATTTAATAATGAAAATTTAAGTCCAGAACAAGTTCAGTCTAAAAATATTACTTTAATTGAAAATCTTGCTCAAAATATGAAAGATTTTGATAGCATTATGTATCAATTAGATGATAAGGGTGAAGTATTATATGATACAAAAACACAGCAACCATTATTAAGAACAGAAGGTGGTAAAATATTATTTACTTCTAGTCAAGCTATTAATTTAATTGAAGAAGTAGAGCAACAAATGTTTACAAAAATTGGTAAATCTTATGTTATGTCAAGTGATAATAATGTTGAAGCAATGGAAGATTGGTTAAATAATGAAGTATTTTTAGATACACCGTTAGGCTCGGTTAATCCTAGAATGGCTATGAATGCTGACATAAGAAGCAAGGTAGATAAAGAGTTAATGAGTATGATAAAAAATGATATATCTCTAGACAGAAGAAAAGAAGAATTAGAAGAAAAACAATTTGATGAATTACAAGATGAAGTAGAAAAAGGATTATATGATTTAGCAAAAACTAATACTTTAACACCTAACACAGTAGAGTCTTATAGAAACATATTATCACCTAGAGATTATAATAAATTTTTAAAAATATCTATTGAAAAAGATCCTATTACTGATCAATTAGAATATGCAAAATTAGTTAATAGAGTTACTAAGGGCGAAAGTATTAAAGCAGAAATTGATAATGCTAGATTTAATTCTAAAACATTAAGTACTGCAGATTATGAACATTTAACTAATCTTGTTAAAAAAGATACTAACACAAGAAAAAATATACCTGATCCAATAAATGAAAAAAGAGATTTTGCTTTAGGCGTATTAGGTTCTAATGCTGATTTAATTAGCATAGGTTCTTCTGCCACTATTGCTGCAGCTGAATCATATTATAATGATGGTATAATAGCTTTTGAAAATTTAAATAATAGACAGCCTAATCGAAAAGAAGCTGATGAAATAGCTAGAGATACTATTGCATCTTATGCGAATAGCACAGTAGATGAGTTTATTTTGCCTAAACCAAAATATTTGCCATTAGATAATAAGTACTCTTTAAAAGAAAGTGATTTAGAAAAAGCCAAAAATGATACTACAAAATTTTATTTAAATAAATATAATAATAATATAGAGCGTACAAAAAATGATCCTCAATATATTAGAGAATTAGATAAAATAGATAATTATAGAGCATTGGTAGAATTTAACGATCTTATAAAAAAAGAAACTAAATAATGAAAGATAAAATAATAACAGAAAATATAGAGCCATTAAACGATTATAATGAGTTTGCAGAGCAGCAAGAATCTAATAATAAAGCTGAAGATGCTATTTCTCAATATCTTAAAAATCAAGAATTAACTAGAATACAAGAAGAGCAACCAGAGACAATTGAAGATATAGCTATAGAAGATAATAAATCTATTTCAGATACAGCTAAAGCAGCAGGAAAAGATATTGCTAAAGGAGTATTTAAAGAAGGACCAAGAGCTGCAGTAAGTGGCGTAGCAAAAGGTATTAATGAAATTGCAGAAACTATAGATGATGTAGCAATGTGGTTAGATGAAAATGTTTTAAATCTTCCTGAAACAGAAAAGAAATTTAAATTGCCAACACCAAAGTTTGGAAATAAAACATTAACTGGTGAAGATGGTAGGCAAGATTCTCCAACTACTGTTACTGGAAATTTAATAGAAGATGTTACTCAATTTTTAACTGGATTTGGCGTAGCTAATAAAGCTTTAAAAGC